GGGAGTTGACCGTATATACCTTCATGGCGATGCCTCGACACGCCATGCCAACACCATTGATGACCAGAAACGTTCATTTCTTGACCTCGTAATCTCAACCCTACAATCAGTGGGGATTGAGGTTATTGACTGCGTAGGCAAACAGAATCCGAGTGTACCGATGTCCGGCGAATTTATAAACGCCATATTCGATAACATAATACCCGATATCCAAATCATCATCGGCGAGAACTGCAAGATTTCGATAGAGGATTACATGAGTGCGCAGAAAGATGAAAACGGCGCCATGCTCAAGACTAAGGTCAAGAACAAAATTACAATGCAGACCTATGAGGAACACGGGCACCTGTCAGACACGTTCAGATATGTTATAACCGACCTTTTGCGAGAGCTGTTCCTATCGTTCTCCAACCGCCGCAAGCGTAATCTCTATGCCCGAGACGGTATCATTCATTTCTATAACCCGATTACCGAATGTAAGTACGGCAGGGAAATTGTATATGCCATGCCGAATATCAACGGCAAATTCGCATTAGTCCAGGGCAAACTGTGTGGTGAGAAATGGCACATAGTGGATTTGATGTTGAGAGAAACATCATCTACCGATGAGATAGCCGAGATACTTGTTAATGCCAACAGCCCACAGACCATCATTGAATGTGGCCCGGCATATTTCCGTTTTGTCCGTGATCTGCGTAAGGAAATACCAAACGTCAGAGCAATGAAGGAAGTAATCGATGTTGACCGGCGTATAGCGGCCACTTCGGACTTTGTGAAGAACCATCTGCTTTTCAATGAAGCGAAGTTGAATGATGATGCAGAGTATTCTTTGTTTATGACAAACCTGCTTGATTACAATCGAGCCACCGGCGATAGCATAGAGGCAAGCGCGGTACTGAGTGGCTTTATTCAGTTCGTTATCAAATTTCAGTTTTGAGCACAAAAAGGTTATAAATTCTGAAAATACAGTGATTTAGCACTCGTTTTTCAATGTTGGCAAAAATCGGTTTTTTCGTGATTTGGAGCAACCGATTGTATTTGTGCTTTTCTTTGCCATAAAAGAGAAAAGCATGAATTTCATACAACGCATATTCGGTTCCAAAGAAAAGGCGGAGGCAATGGTTGTCAAAGCGGACGATACACAGCATCCCGACAATCTGGGCACCTGCCGGGATGTCGTTGTAGAGGATGCTTTCAGATACCAAAATATGCTGTCAATGATAGACAGGCTGGTTCATCCATCGGTAGTTGGCAACAACTTCATACAGTTGTTCAAGACTATCCCGGAGGTGTTCTGGCCGATTGATTTCATCGCAAAGCGCATATCCGAGGCTCATTTCGATTTGAAGAGAGTAAAAGATGACAGCCTCGTTTGGTGTAATCGCCTCGGTGCTGATACCATCCTCAAACAGCCGAACCCGATTATGACGTGGCGCGAGATAGTGTATCAGCATTTTGTTTATAAGCTGGCCACCGGCAATGCCTTTTTCAGGTCATCGATGCCGGAGACAGTAACTCCTGATGCAATCAAGTTCCAATGGTGCGACAATTATTGGAGTCTGCCGGCACATCTCGTTCAGGTAAAGCCTATGGAGTACAGTTATGGCGTGCCCATGTTCGGCATTGCCAAAATTGAGGAACTGATAAAAGGTTACACTCTCGATCTCGGTGCGTATTCCGGGCTGACAATTCCATATTGGCAGATATGGCATGACCGTGACGGCATACCAGAGCTGATTAGAGGCGATGGATACTTGAAAGCTGAAAGTCGCCTGCTGTCAGTCAAGAAGCCCATTGCAAACCTTATAGCCGTATATGAGGCCCGCAATGTGATTTATTTGAAACGTGGCGCCCTCGGATTCGTAGTGGCTCTAAAAGAGTATGAGGCTGGTACTGTCGCTCTTGAACCGTCTGAAAAAGAAGAACTCCGCAATCAGGTCAATAGCAAATACCGCGTAGGCGAGGGTAAATCACCGTGGGCAATTACAGACATTCCGGTGAATTTCGTAAGAACCAACCTCTCTATAACCGAATTGCAACCATTTGACGAGACGCTGGAGGATGCTATCAAAATAGCATCGGTGTTCGGCATTCCGTCTGTTCTTGTACCGCGTAAAGACCAATCGACATTCAGTAATCAGGATACAGCCGAGAAGAGTGTCTACACCTCCGTAATCATTCCGGCGGCCAAACGCTTCTGCGAGGCTCTGACAACATTCCTCGGCCTTGACCAAAAAGGTCTTTATCTCGACTGCGATTTCAACGATGTGGCTTGCCTGCAGGTTGGATTGAAGGAGGGTGAGGAAGTAAAGAAACTCATTAATGAGCGGTGTCTGTCACAATTCAACAACGGCCTTATCTCGATCAATGACTGGCGTTCACAAATCCATGAAGATGCACTTGAAGGCGAGATTTTCGACAAAACCAAGTTTGAGATGACACCCGAAGAGATTGCCAAAGTAGATAGTGTAATCAAGGCGCAGGCATCGCCGATTCAGATTAACACTGGTCAGCCTGGCGAAAAGAACCCCGACAATAACAATCAACCAAATAATAAACCCTCGAAAGGAGAAAGTAATGAAAGAACAGATGATTAATCTCCAGTACGAAACAAAAGCACTGGATGTCACTGAGAAGGGTATCGTCACCGTAGGGGTGAACGGTATAGGCATCGAGGACGCACAGCACGACATCTCGATGCCTGGGTCATTTGTGGACACGCTCCGCAATGACATCAGCAAAATGCGATGGTTCCTCAACCACGACACACGCCAGCTCTTGGGTGTGCCTCTGTCTGGTGAGGAGAAAGACAACAACCTCATCATGACCGGCCAAATCAATCTGCATAAGCAGATCGGCCGTGACATATTCGAGGATTACAAACTCTTCCGCGACGCCGGCAGAACCCTTGAACACTCCATAGGGGTGAAAGCGTTGGCCCGCGATGAAGAAGACCGTCGCAAGGTTGTGAGGTGGAAGATGCTCGAATACTCCACGCTGACCGGCTGGGGCGCCAATCCCCAGACGTTTCTTGTAGGACTGAAGAGCGCCACCGAGAACCAGATCAGAGATGCCGTTGAGCTTATCCGCATGGCGTTCAAGCAGCGCGGATATTCCGATGAGCGACTTAAAAATTACGATATGGAACTCAACCTGCTACTCAAATCACTCAGCGGCGGTCTTGTCGTTTCTTGTCCGTGTTGCGGTTATCAGTTCGACTATGACAGTCTGCCGGAGCATACGTTCTCGCAAGAGGTACACGATGCCGCCGGCGAGTGGCTAAGTTGGACTGCCCGCAATATGGCGCGTCAGGAGATGGAGAAACTCCCTCCCGAAATCCGGGAGCAGGTAATATCCATTATCGATTCTCTCAAAGGCAACAAGGAGAGCCTGACCGAAAAGAGCATCACAGACTCTCTTGCTTTCGTCCGATGCCCCCACTGCTATTCCCGTGTCTATCGCGGCAACACAATCCTTACCCCGGACGCTACCGTAGATAAATCCAAAGACCCAAAAGGCGGAACGGGGGACAAGACCGATGACGAAGACAATAAGCCGGAAGGCAATAAGGAGAAATCCTGCACCGAACCTACGCCATCGGCCTCGTTCTGGGCCACATTGAATGCGGCAACAAAAAAGTAAACAATCACCTTTTAATTTCATAATGCATTATGGCAAAATTAACAGAAAAAGAAGTGCAGGAGATTTTCGGCATCAAGACTGCCGGACTCCCCGATGAGCAGCGCACATTCATCAACGCAATGGTCGGTGCTTTCACCGATGCTATCAACAAGTCCAACCATGGCATGATTTCCGATGATGTTTTAGCCAAGCGACTTACCGAGCTCAGTGCGCAGATGTCGAAGAGCAACACCGAGGCTCTTGCAGAACTGCGCAAGGAGAACGAAGGCCTCATCAAGCAACTCAAATCAACAGCCGAGGCCGTCGAGAAACTCAAACAGAGAGGAATCTCGATGCAGACCATCAACAAATTCGATGAAAAGCTCCAGGCTATGTTCGACAGCGAGAAGTTCCAGGACTTCGCCGCCGGCAACACCAGGAAGTCAGGCCAGTTCGACGGCTTCTCTCTCAAAGAGGTCGTATCCATGACTTACAATTATGAGGGCTCACACCTGATTACACAGCAGCAGTCCCGTGTAGTGTCTCCCATCGCCAACAAGCCTCTGCATATGCGCGAGATTCTTCAGGTACTAACCGGCGATCCTGCGTTCCCCAACCTCGCGTTCACACAGGTTGACTCCATGGATCGCAACGCCCGTTATGTTACCGAGAACGGACGCCTGCCCGAATCGAGCATCAAGACGAAAGAAGTCCAGACCGGCACCAAACGCCTCGGTACCCATATGCGTATCTCCAAGCGTATGCTCAAAAGCCGCGCATATCTGCGCTCCTACATTCTAGCAATGATGCCCGAGGCCGTATATATGGCTGAGGACTGGAATATCCTTTTCGGAGACGGCAACGGCGAGAATCTTCTGGGTATAGCCAACCACAAAGGCGTTCTCCCGGTCGAGAAGATTATCACCGATAACATCGTAGAAGGCAAAGCTGGAAGCATACAGAGCGTAACATCCTACAACGGCGGTGCCGATGCTCTCGTAGAGTTCACAAATCCCCAGCCACTCGTTCTCGACGGCATGGCGATTACGTTCACCGGCGCAACCTCCAACGCCAATCTGAACGCGACCCACAACGTTGTCAAAGTAACCGACCGTCAGGTTCTTTTGCTCGATGTAGCTATCACCGAGGAAGAGGCCGCTGCCGCAAGGATGACTTTCAAGGTGAACAACGCCGCTTTCAAGAGCATCGAGGCTCCCAACTCCGAGGATGTCATCAAGACCGCTTTCGCCGTCATGACATTCGGCCAGTATTTCCCGAACTTCCTTGTGCTGAACCCGATTACCGTCAATGCCATCGATAGCGAGAAAGACGCGCTCGGCCGCAATCTCGGACTCGTCAAGGTGGTAAACGGTATCAAATATATCGCGTCGCGCCCCGTGGTGGAATATGCAGGCATACCTGCCGGAAAGTATATGCTCGGAGACCTCAATGCCGGTGCCCATCTCGTCGATTACACATCTCTGACTCTCGAATGGGCCGAGGATGTCGAGACCAAGCTCACCAATGAGGTTGTCCTTATCGTCCAGGAAGAGGTGATTTTCCCGGTATATATGCCGTGGACATTCGCCTATGGCGACATCAACCAGCTCAAACTGGCCATAACAAAACCCGTAACCTCAACAGTAACAACTACAACTGAATCAAACTAATGGACATAATCGTAAGGGGAGAACCCCAAGAACTCGATTTCGTCCGACGTTTATGCCGCGACAAAGTGCGCCGGGGATTGCTTGCTATACTCCCGGCCACAAGTCCGGCTTGTGATGAAGTAGTCAGACTCAAAAACGAGCGTGACGAACGTTCCCAAACCCGCCGAAAGTGTTCCCAAACCCGCTGAAACGGTTGAAAATGCCGGTGAATCCGTGCCCGAAAGCGTTCCCGATGTTCCAGATTTTATGGATGATAATAAAAATGTAGATGCCGATGACATGACAGAAGTGAACCTTGATGATGTCAAGGACGAACCTCAGCCGGACACCAAACCGACCCCGACCCCGACACCTAAGAAAACAAGAACCAAAAAATCAGAGTAACAATGCTGATAGACTGCTCATATTTCGTTGACGGCCCACGACACATTCAGAACGCCAGCCTTGGCAAGATGCCTAATCCAAACGCGGAAGAGGTCAACGAGGCTATAAAGGCTTACATCCGGCAATATCAGAGACCGTTCCTAAAAGGCGTTGTCGGCACACATATCGCAGGTGCCATAATCTCGTATCTCAAACTCATAGACAAAGACGAGCAAGAGAAACGTGACGCGGATCTTGATATGGTGATTGAGCAGTTGCGAGAGCCATTTGCAAACTATGTGTTCTACCGGATTCTGCGCGATGGCAATAGTCAGGCAACAATGACCGGCCTTGTACGGCTCAAATGTGCCAATGATTATGTCGCTCCCATACGTCGGCAGGTATCGATATGGAACGATATGGCGGATATGGTTGCAGACTTTTCAGCATGGTGCAAGACCTCAGACTGCAATGTCCCCGGCATTGTAACCAATTCCAATTTCTTATCCAAAATCAATGCCCTCAATCTATGAACCGTAGCCGCGAAATAATCGAGATATTCAAGGATGTTGTCAAGGCCACCGCCAATGGCTGCACAATTGTAATTTCTTCCCGGAACGGCATGACACGCGAGATGGCTTGCCCGGAAGTCAACTACACTTTCGGCAATTCCCAGTATGTGAAAGACCATCTCGACGAGTTGAGCAAGACCCCGAAAGGAAACGACATAAAGTTTCCTCTCATAGCCCTGTTCTGTCCGTTTGAGGAAAAACGCGACTCTCACGATTATTTCAGCAAGGCCACCGTCAACGTCCTTATCGCCTGTTCCACATCAAGGCAGTGGAGCAATGAGGAACGACTGGAGCGTTCTTTCCGAAACATTCTTCGGCCAATATACAACAGGCTGATTGAGGCATTGAAAGAGGACGGGCGCATTGACTTCGGATATGATGAGGTAGTAAGGCACAAGTACTCTGAAAACTACTCTTATGGCAGATATGGGGCGCACACCGGTACCGGGGAACAAGTGAGCGAAACCATTGATGCCATTAACATCTCCAATCTCGAATTAACAATAATAACTAAATCGTGTAGATA